CAAATGCCGCTCCGATCTTGGCAGCAACACCGAGAAATCCGGAGCCAAAACTTTTTACATTGCTGTCTGTTTTTTTAAGTGCACTATCAAGCCCGGAAGTATCTCCCGTAACCTGCCAGACAAGCTTTCCTATGTCATATGATGCCATTTATTAACCTACTTGTTAAATATCGCAAAAGGTTTTCTTTCCTTAACAAAAATCCAGTCCTCAACTTCTTTAGGAAATCCTGAAATCATAATAGCCTGGTTTGTCATTGGTATATCCATTTTATTCCAGTAATCTTCCACGCTTAACGGTCTCCAGTATTTGTTCAATGCAACAATAAGCCTATCAACGTGGAATTCTTTAATCTCGCTCAGTGAACTATTTTTTTTTTATCTAAATCTTTATTTATAGCAATGTTTAAAAACTCATTTATACTCGCCGGTTCCACATTATTATTCCAGAATTCAAAAGACATCAGTTCTGAGTCTTCGCTGTAGCCGTTATCAATCAGTATATCTTTTAACAACTTAAATCTTCGTTCAATTATTTTAGAATCTTTTAAACTGTTTAAATCTTCGTTAAGTGCATGAACTTCATCCTGGAACTTCTTAATAGCTTCAAGATTATCTTTATTTTTTTCTTTTAATAACAATGAGACTTCTTCCTGTAGCAATCTGATATGATTCCATTTAGAACCAACCTCATAAATCTCCGCTTGTAATTTAGCCCAATCGTTATGTCTCTGGTGAGGAATAAAATCAATCTCCAGTTTCTTTAATAGCTTCTTGCCCTTGATTCTATAATTCAATTCGTATTCTACTTTTTTAATCATTTCAATCTCCTGTAAGTTCTATTTGTTTTTAAAGGGGGCAGGGCTTATTCCTCTGCCCCCGGGAGTTAAAACCCTTTATATTGCTTCAATTATTGAGCTCCATTGTCAACTGAAAACGCGAATAGTTGCCTTCCATCTGTAAGAGTGCTGTCCAGTTTAGCGGTAAATGATAAAGGCAGAGATTCAACGCCCTCTTCATTTGCACCTTTAAAATTAAAAGCAAAACCGCCGGAGTTAGCATCGACAGAATAAAGTTCAAGTTCCCTGACTTTTGAGTTGCTGTCAGTGTGCGTGATCTTCATTGCATATGCTGAAAGAGTCGCTCCTGATGATCCACAGTGAACAGTTGTTTTTGCAACCGGAGTATTTGAGCCGAAATCGATAGTGATATCTTTTGTTTTCGGAGTACCTGTTGACATACCGGCAGAATTAAAAATAATACTCCATCCGCTATAACTATCGGAATCAGCAACAACCATGTAATCACCTCCCGCACCGGCTCCAATCTCTGCAAGTACTTCAGGAGTTCCGGCAGCGTCAAGTGTTACGCTTGTTAATGTCGGCTTTGTGCTGAGTTTTAACTTTGTGCTGTCGGTTGAACTTTCTTTCATAACAATTTCATACTTAACGTTATCATTCCAGTTTACAGGAATAACTTGTACGGGTGCTGTAGTGTTCGCACTTGCCGCAGTTGTAGAGCTTGTAAACAATCCGCCACCTAATCGAACAAGGTTTGCAGGGTCGATGTTGATTAGGTTAAAAGCTCCCGCTATGGTCATGTTTTTAATTCTCTTTGCAAGCTTTCCTGCATTTGCTGTTTCAATTTGACTTTCATCATATTGAAGCGTTGCGGTAACTGCGTTTTCTATAGCTCCCAAATCTGTATAAGAGCCTGCACCAGATTCTTTGACAGAAACCTTTGCCCCGTCTGGCATGTAGATGTATGAAGTGATACTCGACTGAATAGGCATGCTATTTTACCTCATTTTTAATTTTATTGTAACCGGCGTATTATACAAATCGGTTGAATCCGCCGGTGGTATGGTATTCAACACTAAACTTAATTTGAAACTATCTACTCCATGAATACGGTTTAACGCCGTATGCACAGTATAAGCCATGGTTAAAGATCCATTAAAAGTTGCTGCTCTGCAATTTACAGAATATTCATACTCCTCTAATTCGTTCGCTCCGATTATAGGGCTGACTAAATAAAAGTTAATGCTCTTCTTTCCGGTAAAATCTGCCGGTATAAGTGAGTCATTAAACAAAGCTTTCCCTGATCCGTAAGTATCAATCAGATTAGTAATTGCAGTTACATTCAAAGCTGTATATATTTCAGTAGCACCGAACATTATTTAACCCCGAATATTTCACGATCTTTCATATTAGCTTTTGTCAATTTACCTCTTGCGGTCTCATTCTGTATTTTGATCATAACATCCGCGCCTTTTTGTCCTAATGCTTTCATTGCTATGGCCGGTCTTAAGTAAGGCTGTGGCCTCATTTTACGCGTTCCAAATTCCTGATAAACTGCATAGTCAACAGATGAGCCCACATAACCTTCAAGTTTTTTAGGAGAAGGCACTCCGTCAATTGTCCCGGTTCCATCTTTTGAAGTTTTCCAGACTATAGATCCTTTGAGCCGTGCTGTATCAACCGGGGCAAGCGTTACGGCCTGACCTCTTACGCTTGCACAAATAGAAGCTATGCCCTGTTCTATGCCCTCTTCGATGATCTTTAAAACATCCGGATTTTTAGATATTTCTATCATGCCCATTCCTTAACATTGATCTGTAAAACTTTCCCTTGAGCTGCGATGTCATCCGCATAAACCAGCATATAATCACCTTCACCGGAAACTGTAATTTTGCAGTCTGTCGGCAATTCTGATTCCGCCAGTGCTGCCGGATCAACTATAATACAGGCTGTAACCTGTTCTTTAAACTTATCGCTAATATTCGGCTTTGATCCTGTAGCTTTCCAGTACAAGCCCTTAACCGTTTTAATCACGGTTGTCCACGTTGGTTCTCCCAGAATGCCGTTTGTAATTGTCTGAGTTTTACTATAAACGGTTATAGTCTTTGAAACACTGTTATTTAATAAAGCCCCAATCATTCAAGAGCCCCGTATTTATCACATACGCTTGATGCCGGTTTAATCTTTTTCGGCTTTTTCTTCGTGTCGGTTTGGGCAATTGGTTGCCTGACAATGGCCTTTAAGTCTTTCAATTCTTCCGTGTAACCTGAACTGGCTTTTGATAATTCTAGCACCTGCGGTAAAAACGCAGCCGAAGAGAAACAAATAAACGCGACAAAGTAACATAGTAACATCAAAGTTCTGCAATTTTTCCATTTCATTTCATAGCCTCTATTTAACCGACTCGCGCATATGGAGTCCCTAAATCATCAATTAACGATTGTGGATAATCATATTGTTTATTGATTTCTTTATCTGAATAAGTAATTGATACAGGGCCATAAGTCTCTGATTGAATGCCTTTAGCGATTGAATCGGTAATATTCATTTTGCTTATTTTATACCATATCATTTTAGATATTGCCGGGAACATTGAAAGTTTTATTGTAGGGTAAATATAAGTTCCCGAACCTGTCGCAGCTGATGAAAGAGTGTAATATCCAGTATCGGGATTATAGCTTTTGATGTAAGTATCGGCCGGGATATTATCATGTGCAACCACTTGCCCTAACTCAATGCCGAATGAGGTATTAACAAGCATATTATAAACATCTGTGTCGTGTATTAAAATCTGATCAGAGCTGTTAAAAAAAGCCCCGATATATTTGTTATATGGGTTGTTCAATATTCGTCTGACATCACTTGAAACAATCGGAATCATCGCGGTAATAGACGCATCATAAGTCGTCACTGATAACCCTAATTGAGCCTTGACTGTCGCTAATGTGATTAAGTTCATATCCATCTTATGGCAACCTGTATATTTCTTCTTCGTAAAAGAAAAGATTTAAATATCCAGTTGAAGCTGTAGTTGGCCCGATGTTCGTAACGCTTATTACATAATCAGTCCCAGGTTCTAAAACAAACTCATTAAGCCCGCCCATTCCTACGCCGCCGGATTTACCGCCTGATGTGCTGCCCTGTCCTGCTGTGTCCTGGTAAATTATAACTTCAGGTCTTAAAACCCATGCTTCGGCAGTGCTTTCCACATCTCCGATTAAAACTTTAGTTATATGCCTGAATATACTTGCTGATAAATCTTTTTCGGTTGCACCATTTAAAGCAGCCGCTTTTCCTAAATATGAACCGTCTGGAGCTGTGCCTATAACACCGACTATTTTAGTTGTCGCGCCATTTGCGTCTATTCTCAGCAGTCTATCTCTTGCCCTTGAATCTATTATAGTTGCAACTCCTGCAGATAAAACAGTTGTTAACAATGTTGTTATAGTGGCGTTTGCGCTTGCTTCTCTGATTGTAACAGTTCCCGCAGCAACTGAATCCATTTCAACGCCTAGAATAGCTGACCAGTTAAGATGACTCGAAACTAACTGAGTCGTTCCGTTAAGTGCCAATTGTTCAGATATAACTTCAGTAGTTGCACCGTGTAAAGTTCCGTAGAGTGTGACAATCATTCCTATGTCTGCAGCATTATTTGATACAATTTCAACTCCATCGTTATTCGGCTGATTTCCAAAGTTTCCGCCGGCTGTAGATGCAATTATATTTCTTCCAGTTAAAGCTGCTGTAACACCCGCTTTAAATACGGTTTCTGAATGTTTAGGATTATATCCTCTGAAATGATTATCAAGTGAGAAAGTTGTTCCATCCGTAAAATCAGTTGCTTCGTGTATCTGTAAAAGCATAATATTAGCAGAGCTTGAAAAGAAAACCGGTCTCAGGTGAATAGCTATGTTTTTTTCTGCAGTCGGTGTTCTTATTGCAAACTTATAAAGAGCTGCAGCCGCAAGTGAACCAGTATTAGTAGCAACTGAAAAACCTTTTTGTTCATGTATATAGGCGTGATCTGTGTCCATTATAGCTTCGGAAGATGTATGTTTATCCTGTCTCATTTATTACCTCGTTTAAAAAGTTGTGAAAGCCCTCCGAAAAGGGCAATCATATATCTTTAAATCGGAGATCCGTAAATATAAGCTATAGCTCTTACTTTTCCGGCCTCTGTTCCGTCTTGACCGGTTGAAATAAAGTTAAGAGTTTCGCCCGCTGTTGTAACCGCCTGAGCGTTATCTATACTTGTTGCTCTGCCCATTATGTGATCAACCGCACAAGTCATTGCGTCTGTTATTGCAGTTGTTGACCTCCTGAGCTGTAGAGTCCCCGTTGTTGCCGCCGCTTGAGACTGAAATACTACATCTGCTATATTCATTGCTACCGGCATTGTAAAACTAAACCCTGCCGCCGCTGTTGAATCAACAACAACTCTTATAACAGTATTGACATATCCCAAGGCAGTTTCAAGTCCGACACTTTGATTTGTAGGATTGTCGTTGCCTAATTCTTTTCTATTTGCTGCGCTTAACATATAAGCCCCCTATCAACCCATCAATATTGCGATGTGTTCAGGCTGTACAGCTTTAAAACCATAGCAGAGATGGAGTCTCCAAGTTATCATACCATCACCAACGATTTCACAAAGCAAAAATGTCATTCCGTTTCCGGCTGATATAGGAATCTGTCTGATGTTAGCATTTGCAGGGATAAGCGGAGGTCTCATAATACCCACAACCGCGCTTCTTTCAAACGCCACGTTCGCTGTATAAGCTGAAGATACAAGAATAGTATCGTTTATTGCTGATGCAACTTTTAGTCCTGGTCTGTTAATAACTATATTACCAGTTGTTACACCCGCACCGCCAAGACCTGTATTTACAACATATTTGTTAGTGTCTGTTCCAGCTGCAAGTTTAGTCCCATTGGTTACAACATCGCCGGCAACAAAAGTCTCTGTAGCGGTAAGTGTTTTTACTGCCAAAGTTGTTTCTCCTATAGGCTCGACTGCTGAAAATTGAGCTGTTGAAGATGTTCCCGCGGTTCCTGCTGTGTGGCTAGCAACTCCACCGGATTCTCTGAGATTAAAACCAAATTGTTTCCCGAATATTCCATTACGTCTTTCAATGTCTGATCCTGCAGCTTGAGCCTGTTGATAAATAGCAAGTTTTCCAAGATTATAACTTGCTTCTGTATCCATAACAAGCTGCATATCTACCATAGGCGCGCCGTTATCTCTAAGTATTTTTCTTACTGCGGCAATGTCGTTAATGTCTGAAGCAAATGGAGCTGTTCCGGCTGTCCCCCATGCGCGGGAAGCGTTCTTGTAGATTTCTGTCATTGCTGCAGCTTCAGCTTCATTTTTAAGAGTTCTCATTCCTTGTGCAATAAGCTGTCTTACCCATTCTTTATCAGAATCACCATTTTCAAGACTTCTGATTTGTTCGCCTGTTAAATGCCATGATGTTTGAACCGATTTACTGATAGTAACCTCTATTGCATCAGCTATTTTATCAGTTCCGGCAGTAGTTGTCATTGCCGGTGTATAATCTGTTGAAGCTGCGGCGGGTGCAAGAGGGAGCTTTATTGTGTCTCCGACCGCAACGCCTTTATCTCCAAACGCAAGATTTATACCGTCTAGCGCGCCGACTGCTTCCTGACTTACTTCCTGTGCGGCACTATAAAGCACCGGTGCAAGATCTGTTAATGTGTTACTCATTTTTTACCTCTTTAATCTTTTATTGTTCCACCGTTTTTCATGAATTCGGCTCGTTCTTTGCCCTGCATATTATTAAATTCAACAAGCGTTACAACTTTTCCGGAAACTGCCACTCCTGAAACTGGGGCTTTCCCGGCTAAAGCCTGATTCACTGCTTGCTCTTTCTTCTCGTTTACAAGCTTATCAATGTAATCCTTAAAAGCTTTAACATCCGCTTGAATTTCTGACTCTTCCTGTCCGCTGATGCGCTTTGCAAATTCTAACGGAATCCCCGCATCAACTAAGGCTTTGTCAACAATTCTTTCTCTTATTAAAGATTTAGTTAATTCCTGTTCTTTTAATCGTTCCTGTTTAGCTATCTCAGTAAGGGCTTTTTCCCTTTCAACTTCAGTTAGCTTTTCAAGTTCTTTCTGCTTAATGACTTTCTCATCTTCAGATATTTTCCTGTTAAGCCCTGAAATTTCTTTCTTGCGCTCTTCAAGTTCAGCAGTCGCTTTTTTGTGCTCTGCTTCCATCTGTAAAAATCTTTCATTAAGTTCTTTTAGTGTCGGTTCTGTAACCGCCGCTGGTGTTTGAGTCGAAGCCGGTTCCTGAGTATTCCCCTGAACCGTTGTATCTGGTTGTAACATACTAAACCACCTTTATTATTTTATTTTATTTAAGTCAAGTCTTTTTTATTAAAATACTAAATTTATAACATAGTTATTTAATGTAATTCTAAAATACTATATATTAGAAATTATCATCTTTGTTTAATATCAAACACAACAAAGTTATTATTCCCATTAACACAAAAGGCAAAGCAAATAAAAAACATATAAAAATTGACTTGTATTCATTTAAATCATTACTCATTATTTACCCTCCGGAAATAGGATTTCTCCATATTTATTCTTGATAAGCTTATTTCCCTTTCTCCAGCTGTCAAAATCCTTATAGCTGAACACTTCATTTTCTCCCGTTACCGGATTTCTGCCCCGTCTTAATTCCGGTTCATTTCCGTCTATGATATCAATCGTTGTTTCACGGTCGTTAATATCGTATTTTTTGACACCCGTATTCCCTGGATACATTGCAGTAACACCTCCCGGATATTTAAAAGGCTCGTCAACTCCTACCGTTTGCCCGTCCATTCTTGCCGATTGTCCCCTTGTGCGGTTGTCCAAAACAGATACTATTCTGCGTTTAACCTCTACCCCTATAGAGTCAAGATATTTAGAAGACGCGAAATGCCCTGCATTCATGGTTCTGTTTGATTCAGTCCGTATTATTCTCATCGCATTTGCCTTGGCGCCTGAAGCGGTTATTTCCCCGTTTTTAATTGCCGTAATTCCGATAACATTTTTAATATCCTCAACAAGTTTAATATAACCTTTTCCCTGAAGAAGCCCTTGAGTGATTGTATTCGATATCTGAAGTAATTCCTGATTCTTATTTTTAGTAAGTAATTCGAGCAAGGTTGAACTTTGAGCTTTGTAGAGTGAAACATCGCCGTATATCTCCTGTATTGATTTTGTAATTGCTTTCCACGATTTGTCCATTCCATAAATAGAGAACTCTGCTAATTCATAAGGCAGAATCCCCACTGAAAAAGATGAGAGCCAAGATGCCTGATATTGCGCAAGATAATAGCTGTTCGAAAAGCCGACAAAAGATATGTTTTCAATGATTAAACCGGCTTTATTAGCGTAATTGTAATACATCTGCTTAATCTCTGACTGCAGCTTAGACAGCCGGTTAAACTTCATCATTGTATTATAATAGTCTTCAGGCTTAACACCGCTTAATAATTCAGCATATACGGTTTTAAGATCACTGCTTATGTCTTCGAAAGCTTTTTGGTATTGCTCAAGAACTTGTCTTGATAGATCGTCTATTTGACCTTGTACGAGCTCTGATCCTTGATTTTGGAAGTCAAGCCAGTTCATTTTGAGACCTTCCCGCAGATTTCACACTTAAGGCTTTTATCATTTTGCTCTATAAAGCTATGCCCTGATATTATAGTATTAAACCGGATATAATAATATAATTCTGTAATCCAACATATAGGCTTAAACAGAAACATTACTGGTCTCCTGTGCTTTAATGACTGCCCCCTGCTTTTCAGCTCCTTTTGTTGTCCCTGAATCACCCATTATTTTTTCAGCATCTTCTTTAGATATTCCGAATAAAATTATAAGCTGATTTACTCCCGAATCTCTTGTAATCGCTCCGATCGCTACTGCCTGAACTATGTCGTTAATCGCGGTAACTTGCGCACCATTAAAGACTTGATTTAAACCTTGTATTTGTTCGGTTTGCTCTTGTCCCTTTTGTGGCACTAACTCAGAAACATTGATTTCTTTTCCCTGATCTTCAATACGTTTCTTTTCCTGCTTTTCATCTATTCCGGAAAGCTCCCGTTTAGTTTCATCCGATAAGAAAGGCACGTCTTTAAGTCCTTGCATTGTATCAATCCGCATATCAGGTAAAGTCCGGTTAAACTTAATCTCTATTTCGCCCATCGACATTGACTTTATGGCCATAATATCATTTATACGCTCTATACGTTTCCATAATCCCTTTCGGTAAACCTTTTCTATACGCTGAGAAAACAGCTGCATATCATAAAGCCTTGTAATTAACGCCTTTCCGCTGACTTCGCCTGTCATGCCTGAATCGGGAGAGTACCAATCAACTATATGTGAATGTTTGTGAATCTCCTGAATTAACAGCTTAGAAACGTATTCTCTAAATACGGGGGAAGTATCTTTCTGGATGTACTCAGCTATATCTCCCGGTTGCATTCCTTGAATAAATTTCCATTCAGAGACATTCTCATCTTCAGGTTTTACCAATTGACTCATTTTTAATAAGGAATCAACAAGCCTTTCCATCTCGTTTGAATTCCCGGAAAGAACATAATCAAGGGCATCTATATAAGGAATTATTGTAGAAAATGAACTAACATAGTTGATAAGCTCTGTATTATAACAGATAACCGGGCAACCTTTGAAGTAAAGAACCCGGTCTTTTTCTCTTTCTGTTAATACATTGTCTTTGACTTTCCAGTATTGCCAAACATCCGCATAAATGACATCCGCATAATAATCAAAGTCTTTTTCAGGTGACTTGATTATATAAATCCCGGCTATTATCTCAGGCTCAATACTTTCATCATAAACAAGGATCATTTGCCGCGGGTCTATGTTTGCAAATTTAATAATTGAGGCTGCCTGATCACCTATTGTGTAAACAATCTCAATTGCTTTATTGTAAGCAAGTGCCATTGTCCCGCTGTTCATATCCTTGACTTCTACATCATTGTCATATAGAATCTGATTAAGTGCATTTGCATAATCATCTGATTTTTTACTGACATATTTAATGTCGTTAAACAGATAACCACCCATAGAATCTATTATTGTGCTGAAGTAACCCGTTTCAATTTTGTTATTTGGAGTTTTATTTCTCTGCTTTTTGTCATTATAACGCTTTACTATTTCGGTGTTGTTCCCCTGATAATAATCATTATACATCTGCAGCCGCTTTAATTCGTCTGAACTCAGATAAGATTTAATTATTTCTGTAAGTGTTTCTTTGTCTATGCGCTCCGGTTTACCCCATGTAAAACGCTGAAATCCTGAATTGTCTATTATTGTACTCATTTTGCCCTCTTTACCATTTAGTTATATGAGCCTGTCGGCCGACCTGCTCCAGTGAATACCTAAGGGCGTCTGAGTAGTGGTTATTTTTGTCCTCTGGTACTGTTGTCGGCCTGTCTGTAAGCTTATCTATTTTATAACAATATGTTCTAAATTCATCAATTGTCTGTTTGCATCGGGGATGTATAATTACTTTCTCAAAAGATCGTATTTTGGCTATACCGTCTTCAACTGAACCTTTACCCTTCCGGGAAGCCGTGACATTCAATCCTTGTCGTCTTAAATAGCTGATAGTTTCCGGACGTGAATTATCCGCGATTATCTGCCATCTATCAGACAAGGGAATTTTTTTAATCATATCTGGAATTTTATCAATCTCTATACCAATGCCTCCAGCTTCATAATCTATATATAATTTTCTATCGTCAATAAAACATCGAATTAAAGCATTCGGATCCTGACTGAACCCATAGTCTAAACCGAAATAAAAATTAACATTATTCGGAGTTTCAAAATCATCAATAACCCATTTTCCATAAAAGACTTGTGCTTCTGAATGTTGAACTGGTTCCCCTAACCAGACATGATTATAACGGTCAACATCGGTCTTTCTACACCATTCCATTTCAGCTTTTAAAACATCCGGGAAAAATGGATTGTCATAATAATTCATTTGAATCTTTAAAGTGTCGTTTCTTTCCGGTAAAATGTAATCCACATAAACAACATCATCTTTAGTAGTCGGATTCATTGAAAATATTATCCGGCTGTTAGGCTTCCTTATAGTCGGTATTAAAACATCTAAAGAACGCCTTGAAATGCTCTGAGCCTCTTCTACATGGCAGATGTCAACGCCCTCTGTAGACTTTATATTATCAATGTTCTGATAAAGCCCCTTGAATAGAAAATTAGTTCCGTTTATGCCCTCAATGCTTTCATTCGTAACTTTATAAAAACCATCGAATCCATTAGTATTTATTTTATCAGACAAAAGCCTATGAATTGAATCTTTTATTGATTTCTGGATCTCCCTGCAACAAAGTATTCTTAGTTTATTTTCCATCCCCGAAACTAAAAGCATATCTGCAATTGTCCATGATTTTGAACTGCCCCGGCCTCCGTAACAAATCGTATATCTTTTATCAGTTTTAAATATAGGAATAAGTTTTTCAGGTATCTGTATTTTCAGATTTTACACCCTCTATAATTATGTTAATAGGTATATTCCCCGTATGTTCAAGCTCTTGTTTATCAGACCATCCATAGTTTTTAAGTACAAATATCCCGGCAGCTGCAAAAACTTCACCTGAAAGAATTCCTTTTTCTGCAAAATTTTCACATGTTAACCGCGCTCTTTTTATAGTGTAAGAAAATTCGTCACTTCTCTTTTCATAATCATATATTGATTGTCTTGATTCAAACCCTAAATGTAAAGCAAGCCCTGTTAAAGTGGGCGGATTAAGTCTATAAACAGGCCGTCCGGATTTATCTAAAATGACTTTATCCTCTGCATCCTTTAGTAATTCCGGTACGCATAAAGCAAAGAACTCATCTATAGCAGATTGAAGCTCTTCATTCGTTTTATACTTTAAGGGTCTTCCTGATTCGTTTTCCATAATTAAGCAATATCTGTAATACTTAAAAAAGTCAAGTATAATTTACATACTCCTTAATGTTTTAGAAGCTGATTTTAAACCGGATAAATCAAACGGCATAGAAACAGACATCTCCTGTATTCCCGGCCAAATAACATATTTTAACCAGTATTTTGATTTCAGCTCTCCGAGTCTTTGATTTTGGTAATCGTTCATATTCTATTATTCCAAATATTTAGAAGTTTCTGCTTTAATTCTTCTTCCGTCTTGCCGTCGTAATCATATATTTTATTTATTGTCTTTACTCCGCATTTACATACAATTTCAAAGCCATTTATAGACTCCGGGCCGAAATAAACAGATACTGCTTTAAATTCTGGGATACCACCACAAAAAGGACAACTTTTTATTTCCACTTTATCTCACCTTAACTGTCATTTTTCTTATACACTTTAAACAACATCTATGTCTGCGGTTGCTGTCCGGGTTATAGCTGTAAAGGTCTGTTTCGCTTTCCGGGAAGTAATTAGTACACCGGTTGCATCGATACTGTTTTTCTGATTCTTTCGGCTCTTTACGCTGCTTTTTTAACAGGTCTTTAATTATAGGGTTAATGTCTGGGAGGATTAAATCTTCGTTATTCATGGTTATTTTTCTTTTTTTATATTATCTGAAAATATTACATGCCAACATAAAAACGCCGTCAAAGTTAAAACGCAATATTGAACATCTTTTTTTAAAAATAAATCTATACATGCTATTACGAGAAACCATACTGCATTTATTTTCTGTGTAGTATTAACTTTCACTTTTAACCCTCTTCATAAATACATATTTATCAGCCTTGCTACAATAAGACTTTATCTTTTTAAGCTCGCTTTCTCTCCGGAATTCAGCTCCACAAACAGGGCATCGATAAAGGTTAATCCTCATAGATGGTTTCTGCAGGACAGGCACTTATACAGCTTCCACAAGCCTTACAATTATCATTAAACACATGAAAAAGCTTGCCGTTCTGCTTTACAAGGGTTATTCCGTTATGTTTGCAGTTATCCTGGCATATGTTGCATTTAATACAATTATCCTCTTCGACTCTCATAAATACCTCTCACATATTTATTAAAAATCTAATAGCCATGGTTGCCGTATGAACCGCCTCTGTTTCCATCTTGTTATAATGTTCCCTGATATTTACATCTTTTATAGGATCGCATCCTTCGTAATCATTACAAGCCTGTACAAGTTCCCCCGATTCCTCAGATACAACTGCAGCTGCATGGATTTTATCTTTAGGCCATACAGGATGAAGCTTTTTAGCTCGTTCAAGCTCCTGTTTTATTAGTAGGATAGTATCTTCAAATTTCATTTATTCACCTTTTTGTTATCGGAGAGAGACAGGATTTTTAATACCTGTATGCAGAGTGCCGTTAGGATATTATTTTACCGGATTTTCACCGTCCGCACCCTCAGTTTTGCTCTTGGCTCTGCGTTTAGGATTTCACTGCGTCTTATTCCGCCACTCTCTCCGATTTTAAAGTATTGCCGGCCTGTTCCCGGCTGTCAGATTTTCAGACTCGTCACCCGCATGCAAGATGCGCTAAGTGTTCTTTCGGTTTACTCCGGATTATAATAAAAACAACATTTAATTTGTGAGGGCGTTGCCCTTGATACATAACATATATATAATAATATACCCACCGTCAACAATTTTTTTACATGATTTCAAAAAAATAATAAAATTTCACTTTTTTTAAATAAATACAGAAAAAGGATTGACGATATATCTATATGGTTATATCTATAACTTATTACAAAGTGAGGTGATTACATGGGCAAAATAATTATACCAGTAGTCGAAATAAAAATAGGAAATGACCTATATCTCCAGATTAAAGATGTTTCTTTTATTTCGTTTAAAAAAGGGAGATTTGATTATAGACCAGATTTTTCTTATCCTGATGAACCAGCTGAATGCGACTGGAAAAATGAAAACGCTAAACTGGTTATTAAGAAGTATGGGTACGTTCAAGCCCCATCGACAAAAGGTATGATTAAAAAGTTAATCTTCGAAAAAGAATTTCCAGCAGATGACAGCTTTGTTTATGAATACTATGAACAAATTATATTACAGATAGAGGAGGATTTACAAAATGATCGTTGAATCAATTGTATCTAAAAATGGAGAAGTTTACAAAGTAAAGAAATGCCAAAAATCAGGCGAAGAAAATCTACTTGTAAACTGTGTTGACGGTACTTGTCCGCTGTTTAGAGATTTTGATCATAAGAAGTTGATTGTAAAGTGTGAAAAAATATGAGTAACGAATTAAAAATTAAAATACAAGATTATAGAAAAAAACATCCGGAGTTAAAGTATCTAAATGATATTGAATTGAAATACCATATGGAATATTGGAACAAAAGACAGAGAAAATGCAAGCATGTGAAATCTGTTTACACAGATAATACTTTATGTGTATTGTGTGGAATTCAATTATGAGCATAAACATTCTCACATGGACTTGCCCTTGCGGTAAAAAGAACGCGTATAATCTTAGCGAACACACTTTTTTAAAACGGCTCCAGATAGAATTAAGCTTTGATGAAAAATTATGTCCAGACTGTTTTGAAAAAAGTTTAAAAAATAAAGGAGGCCTGAATGCCTAAAATACTAGTGGACTTAAGAGAAGATCAACACAAGGAACTTGCCCAATATTGGGTTGACAGTAAGCAGTCAATGTCTGAGAGCATACGGCAGGGAGTAGATTTATTCCTGGATAAAGTTAAAAAGAAAGTTAAGAAAAAGGGGGAATTATGAGCGAAACAGATATAATCACAGTTAATAAAATTACTGAATATATGGACGCTTTTAATATTGCAAGTCAGTTAAACGACAAAGAGAAAAAACAATTTGTTGAGATTGCAATAGCGTATCAGCTAAACCCTTTTAAGCGTGAAATTTATTGTATTGCTTATGGTCAAGGTCAATACCGGAAATTATCTATAATAACCGGGTATGAAACTTATTTAAAAAGAGCAGAGCGCACCGGAAAAATGGACGGATGGGAAGCTGAAATTGAAGGTACCGGAGAAGACAGAACCGCTAAAGTAACAATCTATCGGAAAGACTGGAAGCATCCTTTTAAGCATACTGCTTACTGGCTTGAGTGTAAACAGATGACTTATGATACAACGGCTAAAATATGGAAGCTGAATTCTATATGGGATAAAATGGGAAATTTTATGCTTAAAAAAGTTGCCATTGCCCAGGCGTTTAGACTTTGTTTCCCTGATGAAATGGGGGGCTTGCCATATGTCGAAGGTGAAAACACTGAACAGGTTGAAATAGAATCTACACCGCCGGAAAAACCAAAGGGAAATATTGAAAACGCTCTTACTGCTCTTAAAGAAAAAGTAACCACTAAAAAAGCACTGGAAGGATTTAAAACTATACTTGATAAATCAGAATGGACACAAGAAGAGTATTTGACCATTGAGCAGGCCATGAGCGAGAAAGAGGCTACATTATGATGATAGATTGTGAACAGGGCTCCGATCCTTGGAAAATAATCAGGCTCGGCAGGGTCACCAGTTCCAGAATAAGCGATGTAATGGCTAAAGGGAAGGGGGGAGCTCCATCAGCAACCAGAAAGAATTATATGTATCAATTGCTTTTGGAACGGCTCACGGGAGAAATGGCAGAGCACTATGTCAGTACAGAAATGCAGAGAGGAGTTGACAAAGAGCAAGACGCTGCGGATGCGTACGAAATAGAAACATATTCAATAGTTGATAGATGCGGATTCTTTCCGGCTCCCTCCGGACTTATGGAGGGAAGTTCCCCTGATAGACTTGTCGGAGAAAACGGATTGATAGAAATTAAAAACCCAAATACCTCAACACATATTGAAACCAAAATTTCAGGCGTTATTAAATCTGATTATATTTATCAGATGCAACATCAAATGTATTGCGCTGAAAGATCATGGTGCGATTTTGTTTCACACGATGACCGCTTGCCGGATAATCTTAAATTGTTTATTAAACGGATCGACCGTGATTCTTTAATGATTGCGGAGATCTGCGGAGAAGTCAAACTATTTTTAAAAGAACTCGATGCACTCGAAGAAAAAGTAAGGAATTTAAATTAAGGAGAGATATATGGAAAACAAACTTGTAACAGTAATCAAAGAAAGTCATGTTGAAGAATCAACAGCATTGACTCTACAGAACGCATTCACCCCGTTTTTTAATCAGGCAAACGAATGGGTTGAAAAAGTTAAATCAATCGTTGTAACCGACGCTTCACAGGCTGAAGAAATCAGACAGGCAAGAGAAGCAAGATTGAGACTTAAAGAAATACGTATTCAGGCTGACAAAAAGCGTAAGGAGTTGAAAGAGGATTCTTTGAGATACGGAAAAGCCGTTCAGGGTGTTTATAATGTAATTGAATACCTGATTGCACCGCTTGAAAAACATCTTGAAGATCAGGAGCGATTTGTTGAAATTCAGAGAGAGAAAATTAAAACTGAACTCCGAATAAAAAGAGAAAGCGAACTTGCACCATACTTTGAATTTATTCCTTCCGGTTTAAGTCTTGCTGATATTTCAGAAGATGATTTTCAAAAGATTCTTGCAGGCTCTAAAATACAATTGCAAATGAAAATTGACGCTGAAAAGAAAGCAGAAGCTGAACGCCTTGAAAGAGAAAAGATTGAAGCTGAAGAACGCGAAAAGATCAGACTTGAAAACATTAAGTTAAAAAAAGAAGCTGAAGAGCGGGAAAAACTCGCAGAGATTGAAAGAAAGAAAGCTGAGAAAGAAAAGCTTGAACGGGACAAAAAAGAAATAGCCGAAAAAGAAGCAAGGGAAAAAGATCTCGCAGCCGAGAGAGAAAAAGCAGCGAAAGAGAAAGCTGAATCAGATAAAAAGCTCGCTGCAGAAATGGCAGAAAGAAAGCGTATCGAAGACGAGTTAAAAAAGAAAGAAGCTGAAGAACTCCGGATTAGAAAAGAAGCTGAAGAGAAAGAAAAAAAAGCGAAACTCGCACCAGATAAAGAAAAACTGGTTGAATTTTCAAAGCTAATAGAATCAATTAAATTACCGGAAGTTTCAAATCCGGAAGCAAAAAAAGCAATCCTTGAATCTAAAGAAATGCTGAACAAAATAAGCATATTTCTTTTGAGACAAGCAGACACATTTTAAGGAGCCTATAATGAAAATAGCTTATGAATTATCAGTAAAAGTCTCAGAGTACACCGACAGAGACGGAAACGTCAAAGGAAAATATATGAACGTCGGACGTATTCTGGAAAAAGAAGACGGGGGGCAGTTTATAATACTTGATAGAACTTTTAACCCTGCCGGATGCCCGAACCCTGATAATAAATCAAGTGTTATTATCTCGATGTTTGAACCGAAAGAAAAAACTGAAAGTAAACCGGCTGAAAGAAAGCCTTTACCGGATGATTATTCAGAGAATCCATTTTCAGACGATGAACCGGCGTTCTAATATGAAAAAGCGTATTTGTCCGGATGACTGCGGCAAGCCTTTAGAAAAAGGTCAGCATTATTGCACTGAATGCGGAGAGGCTAGAGAATACTTTAGCCAACTTGTCGCAATGGACAAATATCGTAAGACTGATAAATATAAACAGTCTGAAACTAGAAGTAATTTAAAGAGAGTCGAGAACGGTTATTTTAAAGCGTATAATCAGACAGAATCAAGAAAAGAATATATGCTAAATTATGACCGATCTGAAAAAAGAAAAGTGTACAAAAAACAATGGGCATTGAAAAAGAAAAGAGAGGGTTTATGTTTGATACAGAAATAGTTGAAGAAAAAGTTATACCGAAGAGACCGGAAAGAAAGCGCATTATAAATTTATACCGTGACCATTACCAGAATTTCAAAGTTTACAATATCCCTCGCGCTCAGCTCGTAATAGCAGACATTCCCTATAATCTGGGAAACAAGGCTTATGCGAGTAATCCGGCATGGTATGAGGGGGGCGATAATAAAAATGGTGAAAGCAATCTTGCCGGAAAACATTTTTTCGACGGTGATAAAGATTTTAATATCAATGAGTTTTTCCACTTCTGTTCAAAGCTGATAAAACCGGAGCCAAAAGAAAAAGGACAAGCGGGCTGTATGATTATATTCTGCGAGTTTGAGCAGCAGTTTGCATTGATTGAAATTGCCCGGCGTTATGGTTTTATGAATTATATAAATCTTGTTTTCCGGAAAAACTTTTCAGCGCAAGTTTTAAAAGCAAATATGCGTATTGTCGGCAACTGTGAATATGGGATGTTATTTTATCGGGATAAATTGCCGAAATTTAACAATAACGGTAAAATGATATTTAACTGTCTTGACTGGGAAAAAGACCCTGCCGGTAAAAAGTACCATCCGACTCAGAAGCCTGTTAGACTTTTAAGAAACTTAATTCAGATATTTACTGACCCTGAAGATATAATTATTGACCCAGTAGCAGGGGGAGGGAGTTCTTTAATTGCCGCTTATTCCGAAGGTCGTTCTTCATATGGATTTGAAATTAAAAAGAAATTCTTTGATGCAGCGCAAGAGCGGATTCAGGAGTATAAAAGTCAAGGCACACTTTTTTAATCTCACACTCAAAAAAATGTTGACAGATAATAATTAGCATAGTAGAAATGTAACCAGATTAGAGAATAAATGCTGAATGAACCGCGGCACTTATTCTTTGGAATAACATAAGCCTCGTATTTCTTGCCGGTTCAACTCTTAATAGAGAGTGCAAGGAGTACGGGGCTTTTTATTTTTAAGGAGAATATTATGACATGGTTGAACTTCATGAAACAATATGATAATTCAATAGATGAAAAGGTTGCCGATTATCTTTTATTTAATGAAACCGCGTTTCCTTTTTCTGATTTAAAAATTACAACATATCAATTAAGAAGCGCTATCCGTGCCAGAAAAAATAATATACAAAGATGTGAGATATGCGGACAGAATTTAAATTTTCATAAATTCAATTGTTTGGAGCGTTTTCAATGATCATTAAACTTAAAAAGGTTAAAAATGGAGATTGTTTTGATTGTGATGTTAGAGTTCTATCTAGAATAGTAAACATTATTTTATCAAATAAGCTAAATAATTTATGCATGAAACAAGAGTGTGCTAAACATAGATTTATTTATAAACAGGTGAAATAATGCAATATTTTAAACATATGACGGGGATGAGAAACGATTCTAAAATAAAACGGGTTATAAATAAATATGGAATTGAGGGGTATGGAATTTATTGTATAATTATTGAATCCATAGTTGAAAGTATAACTACTGAAAATCCTATTCCCGAACTACATGAAACGTGCGAAGATTTAGCAGAATTCTATAACGGTAATACTGCAAAGATAAATGAAATAGTTAATTTTATGATAAATCAAGGGCTTTTTGAATTAAATGAAATAAACGGAAGAGTTCTTTGTAATAAAGTTTATAAATTTCTTGAACAGTCTCAAACCAGGTCAGAGGAGATAAAAAGGCTTATTAGTAGCTTTAAAACTGTCTCAGACAAAAATAGACTGTCTCAAACAAATATGATAGAACAAGAACAAGAACAAGAACAAGAACAAGAACCCAGAAAAAGATTTACACCTCCCTCTACTAATGATGTTTCTTTATATATTCAGGAAAAGAATTATAGTGTTGATCCTGAATGGTTTATAAATTATTATACTTCTAAAAATTGGATGATCGGTAAAAATAAAATGTCATCATGGAAGTCTGCAGTTTCAACATGTGAAAGAAATAATATAAAATGGAAAAAAGAAAATAAATTTAAAAATAATAATTTTGAATGGCCGGAGTTATAAATGAGCAATTATAAAATTGACGAAACACAAATGGCTTTAATCAGTACGGCTATTTTAAACAAAGAAAGATTTTTTGATCTTATGGAATACCCGGAAGACATATTTACTTATCCAATGTCAAACGTTTATACAGCTATGAAAGAACTGCATAATAAAGACATGGAGCTTGATCTTTATTCAATAACAAATTATCTGCAGCATAACGACGATAAATTTAATACTGACTTTCTATTATCAATTTACCAGATGCCGACAGTAACAAATTATAAATATCTGCTTGAAACAGCTTTACATGTCCGGAATAAAAAAATTGTGGGGGATTATGCGACCGACCTTTTTAACCGCTGTCAATCCCGGGATCTGGAATATAAAGATTTTCTTGATCAGATTATAAATATTAAAGATTTAATCTCTGAACAATTCAATAAAAAATATGTTCCTCTCCGGGATGAGATGTATTCTTTACATACTGATAACGGGTTAAGATATTATAAAACCGGGATTGATAAGCTTGATGAAAAAATAGTGGGTTTGTTCCAGGGACGTTTTATAATAATTGCAGCAAGTCCAGGCGCCGGGAAAAGTACTCTTGTACGTCAAATCAGTTATAAAAAAAGATTCCTTTTCTTTACTCTTGAAATGACTAAGCAAGAGATTTTAGCTAATATTTTAATGCAGCATTCCGGAATAGAATCGTGGAGAATTTTAGCTGATAAATTAACCGATAACGAAAAAGATATTATTGTCAAAGTTAAGAAAAATCTTGAACAGATAATGCACTTCACTATTATAGATGATGTTTATGATATAACTCAAATTATAAATATAACAAAGTCAAAGCATAAAAAAGGAGAGATTGATGGGATGATTCTTGATTATATCCAACTCTGCGGAGGGGCTAAAGGTGAAAATCAGAATATTAAAATTGGTTATGTTTCCCGGCAATTGAAAATGCTTGCTCAACAATTAAAGATTCCAGTTGTAGGATTGAGCCAGTTTTCACGGGGGAGCGATAAAGACGACCGGCAGCCGGAATTAACCGATCTTAGAGATAGCGGATCTCTTGAACAAGATGCGAACTGTGTTATATTTCTGCATACGAAAAAAGAAGAGCGGTTAAAGGATGTATGCCCGATCAGTTTGATTGTTGCTAAAAATAGAGGAGGGCGCGTAGGGATAATAAAAGATTTAGTATTTAAAAAGTCATTAAGTATGATTACAGATTTAGAACATGAAACGAATTTTGACAAAATGGGGTATATTCATGATTAAAAATTGCCCTGATTGTATCCTTGAACAAAGCTGTATAAACATAACCGTTAAGAATGGTAAATGCACCAGTTACCGTCCGAATGAAAACACACAAAGATCAATAAAGCAAAATAACACATACTGGAAAGTGATAGAATTATGGCACGAACACAGAAAGATTAAACCGGACGGCTCAATTGATTATGATTTTAACACAAAAGAAAAATGTCATATACAAGTGCGATGGGCTGTGAAATATATTAACAGAGAATCAGCAACTCATTTAATAGACAAGCGCGGTAATTCATTTTTGCATTTTGAACTTGATTCTATATCGTTTTCAACTCCGCATAAAAAGGCTAATCAATATTATAATGATGCTCTTTTATATATTGCTGAAGATATGAAAACAACTGTGGAAGAATTAACAAATATGGCAAAGGAGAATATGAGATGAAAGCATTAAGAGAATTTTTTTATAATATTTATTTGGTTGAAAAAACAGAAAATGAATTCAGGGTTTTAGGTAAAAAGAATAGAACCATAAAAACAAAATTAAGTTTAATAGATATAGAAAAATTAAAGCTTTTAGCTGTTTATAATATTGAATTATCAGAGTTATTAGAAATGATTAAAAGTTATAAAAAGTTATGATAGATGAAGAAAAAAGACATAATATTTTTTCAAGAGATCAGTTTTTATGCGGAAATTGCGGAAAGCATATCGTTACTTTTGGAACTCCTCAGTTGGCGCATAAAATAAGACAGGGAAAACAGGCTCAAACTCATGTAATGATTTACATATGGAATAAACACAAAAAAGACCGTTCTCGCAGATGGTGCAAAAACTACATACTTGATAACGAATTAAATTTAGTTTCTACTTGTTGTGGTTCATGCAATTCACATTTTAATATATTTTCAAAAGACGTTGAACGGGATGCGCTGATAGACAGGATTATATTTGAGTCGGATTGTTTAAATACAGGGAGAGTTTATTAAATGAAACTGGATTACATAGAAAAGCGTATTCTCAACTTTGTTATAGATTATAAAAAAGAAGTAGGAAAGTCCCCAACCAGAATTGAGCTTGCAAACGGCACGGGATTAGATCACATTTCTTTAGATTTAAATATGCAGTCACTTTCTAAAAAAGGATTTATTATTTTTTCAAGCAATGTTTCAAGGTCTATACAGATTCTAAAATTACCGGAGAATTAAAATGGTGAACTTTAAATCAATGAATAACGAGATTAAGCTTTATAGCCAGACAAACATAGACAGCTTAATGATCAAGGCCGTCAAACAGGTTTTAGACTGTGATATGGCTCATGCTGTTAAAATAGCAAAGACTTTATGCAATGTGAATTCGTTCAGAAATAATCTTTATTACCCTAGATTTATTCAGCTTCAATTTGCAGACTGGTATTTATGGGGGATGCAGACACTTTTTGAAGTCGAAGGAAAAATGATTCCGGCATGGGATGAGACCGGATATATAAAAGCCTCAGATAATCAAATAGTCAAGTTTTTTAATCCGCAGCTGGAAGTTGTTAAATTCAAGAGCTTTGAGGATATTACAGACGCTGCAGACGGTCAATTATTCAAAGTCTATTTACTCAATAAAGATAATCATTCACATTTTACAACGGCATATATGGACGGGGGGAAATTCTATTGCTCAGACTCAACATTTAGAGGTAGCCCATCAACCATAGAAAAGGCTTTCAAGACCGATAAAATCCAGAGCGTTAAGAGAATACAAATTATAAAATAAAGGATGGAACTGTTATGCAAAAATCGAATTTTAATTTTATTTCAAATTTGGGAATATCTATTCAGGGTGTAGAATATAAATTCAATTCATTTTCCATTAGAGCTTCAAAACATGCTTATCTTCCTAAACAAAGATTTTATAATAGATTCAATAAATATAAAGAAAGAAAAGTTCAGTATCAATTATGCTTTTTAAAAAGATTTTCAATAGCTTTGGTTACGTCATTCGGCTTTAAAGATGAGTGCTTCTAATGAAAGTAATCCCTAACGAGGTATGGTGCAGAACTTGCGGCTATTATCGTCCCGTAAAACAGATGTCAATCGGGAAGCAATCAGAATTTAATGACAGGATAAATTATAAACTACCTGAAAATTTAAACGCACCGAAAAAAGTTATTGACACCGGAGTTAATATTTTGTAGTGTATGTTTATTAAAGAAGATAAACCTGAACTCGTGACTTAGGCTTATCGTTTTAAAATCAACAAAGCCTCTTGTTTTTTCCGTCACGAAGCTGGGATCATTTCCAGTTGGAAATTACAAGGGGCTTTTTTATTGAGGTATGGAATGAATACAAGAGAAATTGCTTCAGCGGTAAACAAGAATGACAGAAGCGTTCAAAGATGGATAAAAACTCTTAGCGTCAAAGTGTCGTCAATAAACGACAAAATGTCGTCAAGCTCTCCGATGTCTCCGGCAGATTATAATCTTGTTGAAACATGTATGATAATTGAACAGGGGCTCGGTAAAAATGCCGCTGAAATATTTAGAATGAACGCCACACATGGGACAAAAGAAATAAGCGTTGAATCAAGACTTGATAGGCTTGAATCTTTACTGGAAAAAGTATTGATGGTACAATTGAATAATATAGTTGTCAAAGAACCAGAAAAACAACTTACTTTTAATGATGTCCCCGAAAAATCAAAACGTGCTGAACTCAGAGAAATAATAAATAAATATACTGCTCATCGAGGCTGTAATCATATTGAGGTATGGTCACAATTATATCAACAAATATATTACAGAATGAATATAAACGTAAAACTGTGTGCTGATAATAGGGGAATGGATAAACTTGATTATATAGAAAAGGAAGGATTATTAAACGAAGTTCTTTCACTTGCTAAAAAACTATTTGAGGTAAAATAATATGAAAAAATGTAACTGTATTAAATTAGTAAATGAATCATTACAAGAACAATACCCAGATGCTAAACTTGAAACAGGTATAACTTTTCCAGAGATGCAAGAAATGTTATATGTTACTTTCAGCTATCAGCCGGTCGGAAAAAAGAAAAGGAAAAATCAAGTTGTCGTTGCTTCGTTTTGTCCATTCTGCGGAAAGAAAATGTAATGCAATATCAAGTAAAGAAATTCACCTGTAAAAAATGCGGAGTCAACTTTGATATAGAAAGCGACTCTTCAATACAGAATCAGGAACTATGTAACTGCTGTAAATATAAAAAGGAGGATTGAGTTATGAATAAGCCCTTAACATATAAAAAGCACAGTAAGATTATTGCAAAACTTGCACTTTCTAAAAACCTGATCGATAAAAAGTTTTACGATGAATTATATTTTGAGGCGTTTAAATCTTACGGAAAACCAAAAAGAAAAAGTAAATCCGGATATGGATTCGATAGATATTATATTGAATTACATTATTGCACCTGTGATTATTGGGGAGAATGGGACGAACATTCTTTAATAGATTATATCAGAGATTTATTTTTTTATGGCAGTAACGCATTTGATACAGTCACAGGACAGCCGGTTAAACCTGTAAAATATTTCAGTTCAACAAAAGAAATAATAAAGCATTTAAGAAATATGAAATCGAAGGATGGTGAGAAATGAAAAAGAATATTTATTTTAAAGTTTATCAAGATAAAGAAAGCATGAACGGAAACACTTATACAGATACGCTTGAAAATATTTTAAAAAATTTACCAGATATAATCAGAGAATGTAAGGAGTGCGGGGATAGTTTATTCCCTGTTTTTGAGCCTGTCGAAATGACAGAAGATGAGTTTTCAAAACTTCCAGAATTTACAGGTTATTGATTCATTAAACAATATAAGGAGATTATTAAATGAAAAAATTATTATTTGTTTTTATTCTAATTATAGCACTGGATGTATTCTCAGGTTTTTTAAATTATGCAGAAAGAAGAAAAGTAAACAAAGAATTGAAAGAGATTAAAATGACTATTGATAATGTTGAGTCACAGTTAAAAATTCTTACTCCGCCGCCGGAGTTCATGCAGCTGCCTATTACACGAGAGAATAAAAAATGATAGAACGAGAATATATCATAGATGATTATGTCATGGTAGGCAATAAGAAATTTATGCTGAATTTAAATGCTTACCGGAATGCCTGTTTCCATCTTTTAAGCGATGCTAAAATAAACTTTAAAAATGAACTGTTGCTGACTTACCCGGAATTACGCAAAATCAAAGCCCATCAATTAAAACTCAATTACACAATATTCCCTCATAATGCAGGGCTTTTTGATACGGGGAATATTATTGCAGTCGTTGACAAGTTTTTTCTCGACGCTTTGAAAATAGCCGGCTGCATTCCTGATGATAATTATTTGATTGTGCAATATGATGCTCCCCCGACTGTTTTTAATGGTATTGCACGGGAAAATAAATGCAAAAAAATTGTAATAAAATGTGAATTTTTTTAATTTTTTTCTGTATTTGTGTTGACTTTAGCAAAGCTATTTAGTAATGTATATTTATTGAAGCGAAGGAGAGACAAAATGAATTTAAATCATAAAATAACAAGTTTAAACCAAGCCAATAATTTTATTGGAGCTATTACTGATAATCAATTAAAGCTTAATAAAGGTAAAGATTATTTTTATTTTACATCTAGTAAGGGAAAAGTTCCTGTAAGCTTTATGACAAAATCAATAAAAAATATATGGCTTAATGATTTGATAGATTCAATAAAATATTTTAATGAGAAAAACAAATGACAAATAAAGTTAAAATAAACCCATGTAAAAAATGCGGTTCAATAAATGTTAAATTTAGAGATTATGGATACTCTTCTTTTAATTGCGGAACCGCCAAATGTGAATGCGGTTTTAAATTAGATTTTGGTAATTTAAGTTGTTTTGGTGCTGTTGAATATATTCAAAAACAATGGAATATTATAAACAGTGAAAAATTTATTGAATCAGAAATATTAAAATTAAAAGAAAAAATAAAAGAACTAAATAAAGAAAAAAGAATTATAATTAAGCATGGATAATATAAAAATAAGATATGCTGATTATTCAGAATTTAAATCTATTTATGAATTTTTAGATAATAATTTTACAAAAGAAGGATATGGGTTTTTACATAAATCTCAAATTGAAACAGAGATTAAAAAATCAAGAGTTATTATCGTATTAAATAAAAATGAAATAATTGGAGTCAGAATTGGAATTGGTAAATTATGGAATTTATCAGTAAAAAAAGAATATCGAGGAAAAAATATCGGAAAAATGTTAATTGAATTTAATAAACCTGATATAATTAGAGTTAAAAGCGATCCGGTCGGACATTTATCTAAAATTCAAAAAGAAAACTTTGTTAATCCTGAAAAGTTTTATGAAAAATTAGGATATAAAATGTACGGATCTGATTATGGTAAAAATTTTTATCAAAACACTAACGGCAAAGCAAAGCATCATAAGCAAGGCAATAAAAAACATATAAAAATATATGTAAAAAAAGAAGAGAAATTTTTATTTGAGGAATAATGAGTAAAAATAATATGTTATTAAATAAAGCGAGGTTAATTTATGAGTATATTTGAAGTCTTAGCAGCGATTGAAGAAATAGCACTTGAAGGCGTGTTAAGTCAGAATGAAATTAAGCGATTAACCAGGATTAAAAAGAGAAGGGAACATGACAAAACAGAAAACTGAACAGGAAATAATTAAAGACCATTATAAAAAAATCGGGCGCAAAGGCGGTTCTGCTAAGAGTGATAAAAAAACTTTAGCATGTAGAGCAAATTCAAAAATGCCAAGAAAAAAGAAAGAGGTAAATAAAAATGAATAGTATAATAGGAGTAATTATCTGCATCGGGTTTATGCTCTTTGCTTATGCTGCTGGATATAAAGATGGCAGAGAGTCCGAAAAGAAAGAATCATATAAACAATGCCGTGAGGAGTCTGAAAATGATCTGTAAAAAGTGCGGGCATGTAATGAATAAAATCAACGACCGAGAAGACGGCGTTATAATCCGGATCCGGCATAAGTGCGGTAATATGGATTGCCGACATACTGAAGTAATCGAGCGCACTATTTACCATGAGATTAAGGCTGAACTTTCAGAAGCTTTGAGAATTAAGCCGGGGATTAAAAATGATGTTGAGTTTTTGATGGAAAGGTTGTGACATAATCGGGCTTATGTCATTAAAGGAGGAATAGATGGAAATAATAGAGTCAAGTAGAAGAAAAGCTAATAAAGAACATCAGTGTGATTTTTGCAAAGGCTATATTAAAGTCGGTGAAGAGTATGATTTCCAAAAGAATATATCTGATGGAACAATATATCCATGGAAGACTCATGTGAAATGTTCAGAGGTTGCAAATGAATTAAACATGTATGACAATTGTGACGAAGGATTAACTCAAGATGATTTTGAGGAATTTATAAGTGAAGCTATTTATGAGTTAAGTTTAGAACAAAAAGTAAACATGGTTCATGCTTTAAAATGTGAAGTGACAAAATAAAGGGTTATGCTATTAAAGGAGAATTAAATATGCACTTAGGTGAAGCAATTACAAGAATGGAACAAAATCCCGGACTTAAAATGACTATGCCGAGACATTATAGAAGTTGGCAATATAATTATTATGATGCTGAAAAGAAAATGTTTTGTATTGAAGATGGAACTGAATGGGATATAGATAAAAGTATTGCTTGGAATGAAATGGACGGATATGAAGATTATAATGAGAACAAAGGACAGTAACAAAATAAACCTTATGCCATGGAGGATGATATGAGCTTTATATATAAGTTAACTAAACAAATCGAATCTGAGCCATCACCCGATTTATGTAAATGTGCATGGTGTGGAAAATATTTTAAAGTTAAAGACCTGTCCACTGAAGAGGAGGGAGATTGGGAAACCGGATATTATAATGTTCATATTTGTCCGGTATGTCCTGAAGGTGGTTGTATAGATGTTTATGACTATTCTAAAAAACAATTTAAGAAACTTATTCAGTGGGAAAAAAGAATACTGACAAAATAACAATTATGCTATATGGAGGATGAGATGAAAATAATGATAATAAAATGTAAGGAAATAGATGATCAGCACCGGCACTCATTAGGGTTGCAAGCATCTGATAGAACATTATGTGGAATAGCATTTGAGGGAATGGGGGGAGGATTTAGTTCGCAGGCAATAATAAAAAACGGAACTATAAATTGTCCTGATTGTATAGACATTATAGACTTTTGTAAAAATATATCAGAAAAAAATATAAAAAGGTAATACTGACAAAATAAATAATTATGCAAGGATGATTATATGAATAAATTTAAAAAGATTTATCTTACACAGAGTGAATACATAGAAAAAATATTTTGTCAAAATGAAAATTGTTCTGAATGCTTCGGAACAGATCATAACGGAGAACCAAACGGATATGGATGTGAATCCGCTGAAAGATTTGTTGATGAAACTGAAATTTATGAAGAAATAAATATGGGAGATGAAAGACAATTTGTCGCAAAAGACGAATCAGATAAAATAATTTTAGAACTCGAACAGCAAAAAGCGGAGTTGATAGAGGAATTGGAAAGACTCATTGAGTTAGAAAAGCTTGATTGTAATCTTATATTGGATGATTATAAATAAAGACATAATGATTACTATGTCACTATAAAAAAGACTCCCCGGTTAAGGGGAGCTTAAAGGAGAGTGATTTATGAAAAGTTGATATTCATCAATGTAATAATTTGTAAAGCTTATAACCGCCATATCCTCCGGCAGCTGCAGCGATACCACCAACAACATAAAACCGAAAATTACCGGCCTGATAAACCGGAACTTTAATTTCCTGTTCTCCGTTTCTTTCGTACAGATCCCATTTTAAACTAAGCTCAGTGTATTCCGGTTTAAGTTCTTTGACTGTAAATGTCTGGTTAAATTTAGTCAAGTCGTAATTCTTCGCAATTTCACAGCAATCAGATTTAGAATAATCCCTGTAAACTATATGGTCAACATTTTTAACAACTTCGATCTCTTTGACTATAGTTTGTGGCTTATGGTAAAAATAACCAGATACAAAAGAAATTGAGCATAATATAATTATAAATAAAACGCTGTATAAATATTTCATTTTGATTCTGATGAAAATGTTTGACTTATTGTTATATTTATCGCATCGGATTTAAACCCGTATGCAACCAAAGCGCAAAATAAAGCAAAAATTAAAAATGCTCTCCAAAATCTTTGGCTTTTATTCGTACCAAGTGATTCGTAAGCTTTTTTTATATTCATTATTCCTCCTGAATGTTGGATTATTTATTCTTTCAAATTCGTTTGCCATTGTTTTCTCCTAATTCCCGAGGTAAGTACATGTGAAAAACGATCTTGCTACAGTAGACGGCCCAGAACCGTCGGTGTGAGGTCTTACTACGCTTCCCGATGTTAAATATATCATTATTGTCGTTGGTGGCTCTGCCGCCGATGATGAACTTGAGTAAGACGTTGCTATTTTTGTATTTATGTTTATAGTAGCAAACGCAGTTGTTAGTTCAGATGAATTTAATGAAATACCTCTTAAAACTCCACTAATGTCTCCCGAATTAAAAGTAAAACTGTATTTTCCGCTTCTATTTATAGTTATTTCAAGTCCATCGGCATTCCCATTATACCCACTAACATGATTTTCAGAAAACATATTTCCGAAATTTTCAACTACGTTTGTAAAACGCATAATTTTATTGTCAGTAGAACCATATCCGGCATAAGTGTTAAGCCTCAATTGACTTGTAATTCTTTCGTTTACAACTTCCCAACACCCGGAATTTACAGATTCCTGAACAACTAAAAAATCTCCAACTTTAGCAAGTATAATTGAAGCAAGTAAATCATTACTTAATTTATTAGCATCCGTTGCATGTGGTGAAATCGTAACAACATCAGCTGAAGCATCCGCTTTGACAAATGCTATTTCTATTCTACGTCTTGCATTATTTGCCATTAGCGGAAGTGTATAAGAAACCGCACCCGCTGTTGTATCAAACTCTATTCTTCCATATCCATCATTATCCAATCCAACATATGAAGCTTGTTTATATCCCGTTGAAGTCGGAGTTGCTAAAATCCAAGCCCTGATGGTATTTAATAAAGTCCTCTTGACCGTGAACGGGCTTCCAGCTTCCTGTATATATATATTTTCAGTTCCTACAATGCTTGTAAGTTCGTCTTTTAACCTTAATTCTGTATCTGGCATATTAACCCCTCATCAGGATATAGTTTCCTGATTCATCTATTATTTTGTTTCCTGATTCGTCAATAAGTATTGAGTAAACAGTGTCTATCGGCATTGTATAATCCCGGATATATCTCATGGTTAAATCTATAGAATAATTATCTAAATTCTTATTTAATCCCATAACTTCATAAACGCCATATTCAGGTACTATAGCAACACCGTTTTTATCCATAGTCCTTGACATTGGAGCTGCAACAATAAAATCCATTATTTCAATGTCAGTAGTATAAGGGATTGACCGAGTGACAACATCCCCTACCAGCTTGCTGATTGACATTATGCTCTCAGACTTGGCTTGAGCGTCCGCAAGGCTTGTTAAATTGGTTTCAAATGTTGTTGTTTTATAAGTCTTGTAAGTGTCAAAAACCTCAGCCTTATAATTAACGTTTTCATACTGCTCATAAGAATCAGATTCAAGATTATGATTATATTTTATAATAACTGAAGATAGAAATTCAGATCCATTATTGTCTATCTGCGGATCGTCTAACCATTCATCCTGTTTAATTATCTTAGTAACTGTTCTATTTGCATCATAAAGCCGGACTGTATAAACTCCGGTATCTTTAAAGAAAAACAAACCATCAATATCAACGCATATCTGACCCAAAACGTCCTGGAGCTTCTTGTCATCGTCTACGCTGACGGAAGTGTCTCTGGCTATGTCTTGCGCTATTGCGGTCTCTGTGGTGTCCCAGAACGTCGCTGTATAGTTCTTATCATCATATCTATACATCAAATCCTTAATAATATCAACGCCATTTTGAAGACTTGCCCCGGATGCATTAAACGTTGATACAACTAAATCAAAATTATCCCCTACATCGGCAGTATTTAGTTTAAAAGTTCCCGCGGTTAAATCAATATCAGTAGCGGTTTTCTGTACTCCGTCAACCCATACATTCGTTGCAGTAAGTGAACCGGCCGCATTAAATTCAGTATCGCATAATAGAAAAGTATGCTTACCTCCGGAGGCTGTTTCGTTCAGGCATATACAAGGGCTTTTAATCTGAGCCCCGTATTTGATCGGTTTAGGCTTGTCTACATTCTCGTCATTTAAAGACGGGTAAAGAGTCTTATTTAAAAGATTAGTTGCTATTGATTGAGTTAAGCCCTTCCGCGGATCCTGTAATTTAACTGAAAAGTCAGTCCATGAACGATTATCGTTTTCAATAAGCCCTTGAAAGACTAAATCATAATTAGCGTATGCGGAATCCTTTTCACCTATCAGAATCCGGCTTGCCTGTGCAAATAGGTTTCTATCTCTCCAATCGTCAAAGAATCCATCCTCATTATGACATTGTACTGATCCGGTAGTGTATTTAAGCAATCCGTAAAATAGAGGGTCTTTTGATTTCTTAATGTTGAATATTTTTGAGACTCTTGGCTCATAATAAATGTTGTTTAAATAATGCTTATTGTCACCTATCAATCCGCTACAAAAACCGACTACCGCACCGATTGAAATATCAGCAACACCCCAGACTGACTTATCATCAACAAAGTGAATATATAGAAATGTTGCACTGTAATTATAATAAAATGAAGATTTTGTCGTTTCACATTCTGAAATTGAGCTAACTTTTGAATATTGCACTTGATCCACAACAACAGATTTTATATTATATACTGCCTGATTTACGTCTGAGTAATAACCGACAATGGAATAATCATCTGTGATTGTTATTATATTTGGAGTGACTTTATAAGTCCAAACTCCGGGAGATTGACTAACCATTAAACTTAAATCAAGCGGCTTGTCATATTCCCATAATTTTAAATATTCTGTCATTTAATAACTCGCTGCCGTTGCTAATAAAAAAACATAATCATTTGAAGAAGACGTAGAGCTGCTTGTAAAAACACAGGTTAAAACATTATTTGTAATAGTGTAGGATGTAAGCCGTAGTACATCATAAGCAGTTCCAGAAGATTTAAAATATATACATGCAATATGATCTATATTATTCGAGTATGTAAATGTAAATGTAACCGTAGTTCCTGAGGCATAACTTCCAGATTTAGCCTCTGATAATGTTTCATATTTCATAATGCCAATACCTTTCTTTATTCATTATCTGTTTTAATATATAATTAGACCCATCATAATAAAGTTTTAAAATATATCTATGCGCTGCGCTTCCGCTTGTTCCGTACCATCCGTTTTTTAAAGCGTTAAATGTAGGCGCTGTATTTGTCATTTCTGCAACTGCATAAGAACCGGAAACATAAGTTTTTACATAGCAAATTCCAGTTGAAGGAGTTCCCGTAATAGTTTCATTTGCATTGAAATAATATAAATCACCGTCAATTTCAACCGTAGAGCTTAATTGAATAACCGGCTTAACGGTCGTTGTCATTTCCGAAAAATTAACGGCATAAAAACCCTTTTGTAAATATGTTTCATTTGTTATATAATTATCAAGTGTAGTTTCGCCAAAATAAAAATTGCTTATTAAATTTATTGTCATATTGCAACCGTTATAAAAATTGAATACTTACCAGCTAAATTGCTAGCAACATTTGAAATCAATGTAACTGTTACAGTATCGGTTGATATTACAACTGATGAAACTCTTACCCGGAAATCTCCTGATAGTTTTTCAGATATAATACTTAAAGTAGTAATTGCGACTACATCAGAAGTAAAAGTAAAAACTTCAGTTTTTGTTTCTCCGGCGTTCCATGTTCCCGCCCAATCTGCCTGCTGACTTTCGTAATTATACGGAATATCAAATTGACTATAAAGTTTTTTATTTGAATATGATGCGGTTGCTTTTGTCATTTTTGCAACATATCTATGCCCCGTGCTTCCGCCAGTTCCGTACCAACCGTTTAAAGATGTACTAAATTCTGGATCTGTTGCAGTCCATTCTGCCGTAACTGTTCCAGATGAATAAATCAGTTTAATATAAGCTACGCCATCAACAGGAGTTCCTCCGATAGTTTCATCGGCATCAAAATATATTAAAGTACCATTTAAATCTATAATTGATCCGGCGGCAATTTGCGGAATAGTTGTTGAATCCATTTCAGTTAATGATAAAGCAAAATGACCGTTTCGCATAGCTTGAGCGGTTTGCATTATCTCCGTTAAATTTACATCTACTGTACTAAAATTATCTATTCTAATTCCTGACATTTTTTCCTCTAATAACAATACTCAAAATTATCGTCATAAATATCAAACTCTTTAAAAATATCTATTTTTACCCTAGCTGTTTTTAATGTCATTTCAATATGAATATTTTGTTTTACATCTGAATTTATTTTAATACAGTTTTCATGTAATTTTTCTACTCTATATACCGTAAAATAATAATCAACTTCATCCGACGTAATGAATAATTTATCATCTTTATGTAAGTCATTCATTGAGACGACAACCGGATATTCACTTTTGACATAATAGTGACCTCTTAAATCAGGGTCGGGAAAATCATCATCACAAGATAAAAAAAACAAACAAAAAATTATTAAAAGCATTCCTCTATTTCGATCGCACATGAAAACAACCCCCCTTCCGCTACGGTTTTATTCCAGCTTAACGGTTTAGTCAAACAACAAAAAATAGGTGGTTCAACCGTTAAGCTTTCCTCCCATATAATTAACCAGAAAGGCTTAACAATGTCAACAACATTCCAGAATGATTTTAATAAAATACGGTTTGCCGGAGTGATATCAGATAGATTAAACTTTGCTTTTTTATACTGAAGCTGTCTATTTCCGTAAACCTGTCCACTGACCGATTTAGAAACTGATGAATTACTGTCATAATCAAGCACCATTGCAGTATCCATGTAAACGGCTATATGAGTCCCTAAAAAGACTTTGCTGATTTCGATATAATCATCGGGATTGCTTGCGTCTGATACGCTTAAACGCCAATATCTATATGTCTGATTTGCGGTTAAATCTTTATAGACATAATCCGCTGAATATGTTAAAGACGTCGTATAACTTGGGGATGTCCAGACGTTTGTTGCATTTGCTTCAAGTGTCAATGTAACCCCTGAAGAAAAATTGTGTTTCTCAATCATGACTTTAGAAACTGCAACCGCTGTCAGTAGATCAAATATAATAGTCTGTGATGTATCTGAAACAGTACGACCGACACGGGATAAACGGTCATCATTAAACGCCGTTGTAAAGTCGTAATCCGGATTCTCTGTTGATGCTGTTATTGTCGCACCTTCTACATGATTGTCGAATAAAATAAACATGGTTACCTCTTAACCAGCGCGCGTTCTGCTATAAATAAATCTCCATTCTGTGAGGCATTCCAGAGCATATTAAATAAATCCTCTTTAGCTATTGGAGGAAGCTGACGAACTCCCCCGCCCGCGCCTGAACCGTTTCCGATTGCCTGCAATATGTTCGCCATTTGATCAGCATTGCTGACAAGCTCTGTCCCGCCGTCTCCGGCGATAATCTGCGTTCCCTGTGCACTTCCCGGGATAATACCGCCTGAAGCAAATTTCGGGGGCTGTGGTCTGCTTGCTTCAACCGCTGCAAATTGCGCTCCCGCTGCAACACCCGCGGTAACACCCATCCCAATCATAAAACCAGGCTGTAAAAACCATGGAGCCTGCGCGCCTGAGGCAATGGCATTCATGATAGAAAGCGGAATCTGAATGGCTGCAATTGCCCTTTGAAATTCCCAAGTCCTGAGAGCGTTTTCATATTCAAGTTTAGCTTTCTCTTTCTGGTATTTAGCTTCAATCTGAGATTTAACCAGAGCGCGTCTTTTTTCCTCTATCGCTAAAGCGTCACCCGTTGCAACCGCGGCATCATATTCCCTTTGAGCCTGTTCAACCTGAGTTTCCTCTGATACTCCGGCAGCTTCCAGTTCAGCTTCCATTTGAGCATCAAGGGAATCAATATCAGCCTGAGCCCGGGCAGAATATAGATTCTGAAAAGCAGAAAGAAGCCCTGTAATAGCTGTCCCGGCCTGCTGATAATATGAATTAGTAGCGTTAATCCTTTCGGCTGTCGATTTCCACTCAGCATCTGCAATTTTATCAAGGTAAATCCCTTCAACAATCGCGGTATCTTCAGCAAGTTTCTGCTTGTCCCTCTGAAATTTCCGGAGGTCTTCGAGTCTTCTATCAAGTTCTTCTTGAAGTCTTTGACTTTCTGTGAGTAAATTTTCACTTTCAAAATCTGAAGTTTCTTTTAAGACTCTTATTCTTTCAGCTGCCCACTTTTTACCAGCTTCTTCCTGTTTGGCCTTTGTTTTAACATCTTCTGCAGCGAGACCTTGCGCGGCTAATACCCTTTGTTGCTCAATATCAAGCTGACCTTTGTTTAAAAAGTCATATTGTTTAAGCGCGTCAATCTGCTGATTTAAATGAGCAATTTGTTTAACATTCCAAGAGGCGCCTTTTGCTAAATGTTCATTGCCACTTTGAACTCGTTCTCCATATTCTTTTATGGCATCAGCTTTTTTTCGTTCAAGTTCTAATATCTGCCCATCTGTAGTATATTGCTTTTCAAACTCATCATTAAGCCCTGCAAGAAGAGAGGTAAACCCGGAAGCCAGTTCTGCCATTGCCATTCCCGCACCGCGTAAAACAGTATCAAGAATACCTCCCTCTTTTGTAGCCCGGTTAAGCTCATCAACAAGACCTTTAAGCTCTACGCTTGCAAGGTCTCCCATTATGGTTAGAGATTTGTCAAGATTATCGTTAAAGTTAGACCATTTACCGGCCAGAGTTTTAGACTGTGAATCCATCAACCCGGCAAATTTACCACCCTCTTTAGTAAGGTTTTTAAATACCTGTTCAAGCGCGCCGAATTGGATCTTTCCCTCTGAACCCATCTTTTTAATCTGGGAAGCATCGACATTTAAAACTTTACCAAGCTCTTCAAAAATTGGAATTCCGCGGCCTGCAAGCTGATTCAAATCCTCTGCATAAAGTGTCTGCTGTACGCGAGCCTTCCCATATATCTCTACAAGTTCACCAAGTGGAATTGATAAACCGGCTGCAACATCTCCGATACGTCCCAGGGTTCCCGTGACATTTCCTGCAGTCTCGCCAAAGGCAATAAGCTTCTTCGATGCGTCCACAACCTCACTGAGCTGAAAGGGAGTGGAAGCTGCGAACTCAGCAAGGTCTTTAATAAGTGCTTGCGCAGCTGCGGCACTTCCAAGCATAGTGGTAAAAGCAACTCGCTGCTGTTCCATTCCGGCTGATGCGGAAATGGCAGCTTTACCGATACCAAGCATTGATTCTGCTATTTTA